TCTAGAAAATGGTGAAAAACCTGAGCCGATGGTCCGTGCGTTAATTTCCGTCCTTAGTATATTCAGGGCTCTTTCTCCGCCAAGGCATATACCTAACTTTGGAACTATTACTGATCCTTTTATGGGTCAGAATAGAACTTTAGATATGTATATTATCAAGGAAGGATTAGAGTCTATGGGTGCCTTGTCTTTCTTTAAAAAGAATAGAATGAGGAAACCTATATTTTTCTGAAGTAACAAAGGTGGAGTTAATGCTAGGTATGCGTATCTCTCTACAGGATTAGACTTATTAGCTTTAATGAGGCATCCTCGTGTCTGGTTCGGTCACGTTTCATTCGCTTGATATCATAGTTTTTACAATTACTTAATAATATTTATATTGTTAAGTATCGTGCTTTCTCCATTTCTTTTTTGAAGCATAGACCTTCATTTAGGTCGTTTAGCTTTAATTAAGGAACTAAGAGGTAAGACACGAATAATTGGAATTACTGATCAATGAAGCCAATGATTGTTACGACCCCTACACGATCTTATCTACCGTTTCTTGGGAGAAATCCCTGAAGATGGTACGAAAGACCAGCTTGGTCCAGTCAGATCTATTTTGGAAAAAAGAAGTGGATCCAAGTTCTACTCTCTTGACCTAAGCGCAGCTACTGATCGTCTGCCTGTTCATTTACAGGAAGATATCTTAGAGGCCTTGGGTTTAGGAGGAAGGCTTTGGAAACAAATTCTTGACCGTCCATATTATTATGACGGCATTCCTTATAAATATGCAGTGGGCCAACCTATGGGAGCTTATTCATCTTTTGCTATGCTAGCCCTTACGAATCATTTACTTGTGCATGTTGCTCACCTTAAGGCTTTTAATAAGTCTTTAGCGAAAGACCAGAGTTTATATGCAGTTCTCGGTGATGACATTGTCATTGCCGACAGTGAACTGGCAAAATCCTATAACTACTTTATGAATTATATCTTGGGTGTGGTTATAAACCCCATTAAAGGGTTTGAAGGTAATCTTATAGAGTTTGCAAAGAACTGATTTCATACAAAGGGTCAAAATTTGACTCCTCTGGGATCAAAAAGTTTGATGCGTTCAATA